AAGTGATACTCCTAAAAGTAGTCCAGCTCACTTACAAAAGCGTGTTTTAGATAGAGAAATTAAAAAACGCTGGTTTGGTGACGAACCAAAAGAAGGTATCAAGTCAAAAAAAAAAGTAACTGAGTTTTCAAAATTACCACCTGATTCAGCAGCACCTTGGTTCTGTAATAAATGCCATCAAAAAAGTTTAAAGGTTGATCACAAACATAGTTGCGTCAAATGTTGCAATCCAAAATGCGGAGATTCATTTCCGATAGATCATATTATGATGGCTGATATACATGAGGCAAAAGAGAGACATTCCGAATATCTTTCTACCAAAGCAATTTTTTCTAAGATTAAACTCTTAACATAATAGTAGCACTTAATATTCTAACACCTTTGAATCACAAAAAAGGTAGTATTCCATTTGACTTTATAAATAAAAGTACGCATACTAATAATAGATGCGTTAGGCATAATTATAGGCACATTTAGGCAAAGGAGAAATTACTATTATGGCAACTACATTAGCAGAAATTAGAGCAAGACTTAAAGCGCAAGAAAACAAAACCTCAGCAACGAACGCAACGTTCGACAATGGAATTTACCCACACTGGAATATCGCAGAAGGAAAAGTAGCAGCACTTCGTTTCCTTCCGGATGCAGATCCGAAGAACGATTATTTCTGGTTAGAACGACAGGTTATTAAACTTCCATTTGCGGGAATTAAAGGTGATGCAAGTTCAAAGCCACTTACAATACAAGTACCATGTATTGAGATGTATGGCAAAGAATTTTCATGCCCAATTCTTGCAGAAGTACGTCCGTGGTTTAAGGCAAAGGATCCAAGTTTGGATGAAATGGGTCGAAAGTATTGGAAGAAGAGGAGTTATCTTTTCCAAGGCTTTGTAAGAGAAGATCCAATTGGAGAAAAGGATGTTCCTGAAAATCCAATTCGTAGATTTATTATTAGCCCAAGCATTTTTACTATTGTTAAAAGTGCAATACTTGATCCTGAGTTAGAAGAATTACCAACGGATTATCAGCGAGGACTTGACTTTAAGGTAATTAAAACAGCCAAGAGTGGAGGTACATATGCAGATTATAGTACCAGCAATTGGGCTAGAAAAGAAACCGCATTAACTGAAGCAGAACTAGAAGCAATTGAGAAATTTGGATTGTTTAACCTAGCAGACTTTTTACCAAAGCGTCCAGGGGACGTTGAATTGAAAGTAATGTTAGATATGTTTCATGCAAGTGTTGACGGTGAACCATATGACCTAGAGAAATGGGGTTCTTACTACAAACCTTACGGTTTAAAAACTACTGATGCAGCAACTATAGATGATGTAGACGTTGCAGACGAAGTTCCGGCAGAACCAGTTAAACCAACTAAAGCACCAAAAGCAAAAGTTGAAGATAAGGACGACGTCTCCGACGCTAAGTCCACTGGTGGTGATAGAGCGCAGGCTATTTTAGCTGCAATTAGAAACCGCGGTAAGAACAAAGAGTAATATTTGGTAGGGCATGAGTGGAAACACTCATGCTCTATTTTCATTTTAAAGGATAGTATTATGGGAAAACCATTCGATGTAAGTAAATTTAGGAAAGAACTAACCAAGTCAATTGACGGATTGACTGTCGGTTTTAATGACCCAACAGATTGGATTAGTACTGGAAGCTATGTATTAAATTATCTAATCTCTGGAGATTTTAGTAAGGGAATTCCGTTAGGAAAAGTAACAGTCTTTGCTGGTGAACCGGGATCAGGCAAAAGCTATATTTGTAGCGCAAATATTGTTAAGGCTGCGCAAGAACAAGGTATTTTTGTAGTGTTAATTGATTCTGAAAATGCACTCGATGAAAAATGGCTAGTTGATCTAGGTGTTGATACGGCAGAAGATAAATTGTTAAAACTAAACATGTCAATGATTGATGATGTTGCTAAAACTATTAGTACATTTATGAGTGATTACAAAACTATGGAGGAAGAAAAACGTCCTAAGGTTTTATTTGTAATTGATAGCTTAGGCATGTTGTTAACACCAACCGATGTTAAACAATTTGATGCAGGTGATCTTAAAGGTGACATGGGTAGAAAGCCAAAAGCGTTAACTGCCCTTGTTCGAAATAGTGTTAACATGTTTGGTAACTATAATGTTGGATTAGTTTGTACAAATCATACATATGCTAGTCAGGATATGTTTGATCCCGACGATAAAATTTCTGGTGGGCAGGGCTTCATTTATGCAAGTAGCATTGTTATCGCAATGCGTAAGCTAAAGCTTAAAGAAGATGATGAGGGTGTAAAGGTAACTGACATCCGCGGAATTAAAGCAGCTTGCAAGGTAATGAAAACAAGGTATTCAAAACCATTTGAAGGAGTAAAAATCAATATTCCTTACGATACGGGAATGAATCCTTATAGTGGCATGTTTGATTTACTTGAAAAGCGAGCTTTGATTACTAGAGAAGGTAACTCGTACATTTATTCCTTCTTTACTAAAGAAACCGAGCCATTAAAGGCGAAAAGGAAGGCATATGAAACAAATAAAGACGGTATTTTAGATAAAATTATGGAAGATATCATTGCCCGTGACTTTATGGATGTTATGAACGCAAAAGAACAGAATACTGAGGAAGATTAATAAATATTCCGTACTAAGGAACGTTCATGGTTGAAATAGATGTTTTATATGATATTTGGAATGTATGTTTAGAATACATACCAGCAAAGGATAAAGCAGCAGTAGCCGATCATATTGTTAGTAATTTAATTGATGCTGGTATTAATGATTCGGATTTTAGGGATTTTTGTTCGCGAGACAGATATCTGAGAGAAGCTGCTAAATCCTACGATTTAGAATTTAATGACGAATATGAGGAGAACTAATTGTTCTATAATAAAGTAGCTGATGATATTGCTACTCTGCCAAATTTCTTGAATTATTATTCTGCCCAACTTGAAGAAGCTACTAAGGAAGTAAGAATTATTGGGATGGTTGAACAGAATATCCGAGATTTACCTGGAGTTACGGCCCACCGATTTAATCAATTACAAGAAGTCGAAGCAGTCCTAAATTTTATGAATATTCAATTGCGTAAAATTAAAAGAACATACTTTAAAAAATACTTGGAGAATTATGATCGAGCTCTAAGTGCTAGGGAAGTTGATAAATATGTTGACGGTGAAGACGAAGTAGTAGACTACGAATTGTTATTGAATGAAGTAGCATTACTCCGTAATCAATGGTTAGGCTTAATGAAAGGTTTGGAAAGTAAAAACTTTATGTTAGGTCATATTGTCCGGTTAAGAACAGCTGGCATGGAGGATGTAACTTTGTGAGCATAGAATTAGAAAAATTATCGACCGATTTTACTAACTATAAAAACAGTATTCGACAAGTTACAAATGGTCGAGTCCATGTTGATACATTATTTGAATTAGTCATATTAGAAAATAAATTTATGAACGCATATAATGCTATTCGATTGGATGCCTTTTTAACAAATATCACAGAAGTAAAAAATTTACAAGAGATATTAAAACAATATAAAGATAAGGTGTTGTGGCATCATCTGCACAAATATAAAAAACAAGGACAGTAGATGGAATTCGAGGGCCCGCAAGATAGATTCATAGAGGGCGCAGCAGAGCATTTAGTTAAGTGGGATAAATTTTATCATTCTGCAGATCATCCAATGGTCATTCGTGGTTTAAAATCCATGAGTGGACTTAAATACTGTGAAACAAATAATATCGATTACTATTACATTGATACTGGTTATTTTGGTAATGGTAAACATAAAGTCTACCATCGGGTAACAAAAAACAATTTACAATATTTAGGCCCTATAGTTGATCGACCAAAATTACGGTTTGAACATATGGGGGTGCGTCCTGTTGAAATAACAAATGGGTCAGAAATTTTACTTGTGCCACCTAGTAATAAAGTAATGAGATATTATGGACATGATCTTACTGAGTGGATTGATAATACAATAATAAAATTAAGAGAACATACTGATCGAAAAATTAACATACGGATAAAACCACCACGTCGTGAACGTGTAAGTACAAACAGTCTAGAAGCTGCTTTACAAAAGGATATTTACTGTGTAGTTACCTTTAATAGTATTGCAGCAGTAGAATCGTTAATATATGGAAAACCAGCGATAACATTGGGTCCAAATGCTGCACAGGAATTGTGTTCGACTAAAATTGAAGACATTGAATCTATTAAAAAACCATCTTTAGATGAAGTATATCGATTACTCAGACATTTAGCATATCATCAATTTAAAGTAATAGAAATGAGTGCTGGAATAGCTTGGAAACTTTTACATGATTTATGATGTTGTGGTTTATCTAAGCTCAACGAATTTTAGATCATATGCTTCAATTCGAAAAAAACAAACCTTATTGTCGTTTGCATCAGGTGCTAGACGAATGGGTGCAACGGTAGAAGTAGTTAAAGATACAACTATATTGCCTGCTAAATTAGCGGTAATACTAGGATGGCATAGTCCATATTCTGGAGATGCTGGAGTTAATTTAGTTAGAAAAAATGTTATTCATTTCCAAGCAAAAAACAAAAATAGAACAATGCCAATAGATGCAGGATGTTGGAAGTATTGTGATAAAGATAATAGGTATTTAAGATATAGCTTAGATGGCGTATTTTATGATCACGCATTTTATGCTAACAAAGATAGTACTTCAGAAAGATATAATTCGATTGCCACCGCCTTAAAATTAGAATTAAAACCATGGAAGAAGACAGGCGATTATGTTCTATTATTAATGCAACGAAATTCTGGTTGGAGCATGAAAGGATCATCTCCCATCGAATGGGTAATAGATAAAATTCAACGTCTTAAAACAGTGACTAATAAATTAATCGTGGTCAGGCCACATCCGTCGGTAACAATAACTCCTGAAGAACGAAAACGCATTTTGAAATTTAAAGGAGTTACAATAAGTGATCCCGCCAAAAGAACATTAATAGAGGATATAGGTACTGCCTATGCAGCAGCGGTATTTAATAGTAGTAGTGGAGTGGCAGCAATTATGGAGGGAGTTCCATTGTTTATTGATGATGCTAGTTCTGTATGTGCTAAGGTAGCCAATATGTCATTAGCAAATTTTAATGCTATAGAATATCCAGATAGAGAACAGTGGATATATGATTTAGCTTCTTGTCATTGGTCAGATGAAGAATCGTTTGCGGGTGATGTTTTTAATAAATTTAAAGATTTTATTTAAATCCTAATACATGATCGTCATTGACACGATCTAAGATTATCATTCCTAAACTTTTTAAATAATCAAGGGCGGCAGTTTGTCCCCATTTCTCTGAATAGTATGGATGCGGTTTTTGTTCAACTACTATAACTGGGCGGTTTCTTTTTATTGTATCTTCCCCACCTTGAAGTACTGGAAGTTCAAACCCCTCACAATCAACTTTAATATAATCAACTTCTTCTAGATTATATGTATCTAATCTTGTTAGTGGTGTGCTCCCTTTTCCTATACTATTAATATCTATATGTGTTTGCCCCATATTTTTTTCAGTTATAATCATATCTACGGTACCAAATTCATTACCTAAGGCGACCTCAAATACCTTAGTATTTTGTAACATATTTCTTTTTAGACATTGAAGAAACACTGGCACTGGTTCAAATGCAATAACTTCTCTAAATTGTGAAGCAAGTGGTCGAGCCCATAATCCTACATTTGCCCCAATGTCAATTGCTATGCGGAAATTCTTGACGTAAGCTAAACTAGTATCTCTAATTTTACTTTGATATTCTGATTTACCTGACGTGACCATACTTTTGTTAAGCATTATAGGAAAATGTTCCTCACCATCAGGAAACCACCAATCTAAAATATATTTCATTTAATATCTCCTAATACATCTTGCCAGTATTTTAATTCTTTATGATACAGTACTTCTTCTGGTTTACTATGTCCTTGGTCTTTACGTTTTCCCTTTATATGATCCATAAAAGTTCCTAACTTAGAGGCAATAAAAGGATGACCAGGTCCTTTCTTATGTTCAGTTTTTGGTGTTATATCTTTATTAACACATTTGCCTTCGGTCTCAAATTTTCTTCTTACTTCGTCAAATACAAAACTGTCGTGATATTCTCGTAATTTAAGCAAATCTCCAGTAGTATATAATGCTTTCCAATATAACATAAATGTCTGATTAATTGGATGCCTTAAATTATATCCAACCCAACCACATTCACTATGATATTTACCAGTTCTGCTTAGATAACTACAGTACTCATTGCTATTTGGCAATACATCAACTAATGTTTTTTCTGACGGAGTAGTAAATGTTAATGTATCAGCATCCAACCAAACTAATATATCGGAATTTTCTTGGATAGCAATATTGGTTACCACAAATACTTTATTGCTAAATCGAACAGCATCCCATTTAAAGTGATTCTGTTGAAAATTTAATGAACCATCCTTCATTTTGCTTCCGTTAGCTTGAGGATTATTTTTGTATTTTTCTTTAAATGCGACTAAGTCTGGAAATGTAGAATGTAGATCATGTATGTGTATGCGGTCACTAACTTTTAAATCAATATTACAATTCTCAGCGTAAATATGTAAGTTAATGTCTGACGGCCAATATTGATCGAATGACTGAATCATCTTTTTAGCGTAAAGGTTATAGCCTGCATTATGGAACGTAGTAATAATATCGGTAGTCATCAAAAGTATTTATGAAAATATCCCTATACACGAAATTTTGTTCGAAAAATTCAGTACATATTATGGCTGCAATTAAAGAAGGCTTAGATAAACTAGGTCATACTATTTTAGAACACAATGATAAGGCAGATATGGCTGTAATTTGCAGTACATTGTGGTTGGGTAAAATGTTTCCAAATAAAGCCATCTATCATATGTATAGAAAATCGGATAGAGATGTATTAATTTATGATGCTGGTGCTCTTATTAGAGGACAGACTTGGCGCTTGGGATTAAATGCTGTGAATGCCGAGGGTTACTTTGGTCCTATAGGAAATGATATGGCTAGACGTAACCTATTAGGTGTAGAATTAACTCCTTGGCAAAAACGTGCAGGCCCTCTTGTAATTTGTGCGCAACAACCACGTAGTCATCATTGGAGAGATATGCCAGGTGTTCCACTGTGGTGTACAAGAATAATTGAAACAGCAAAAAAGCATAATTGGAAAAGAATTATTGTTCGGCCACATCCACGTAGTGGTATAGTACATTCTGATATTAGAGCTACTGGAGCAAGAATCGAGTTTGCTAAAAAGACTGGAGAAGATACATTTGATTTTGAGAAAGTATTAGAGTCAGCGGCCGCAATTGTAAGCTATAGTTCTAATCCAGGTATTATAGCAGCAATTAAAGGTGTTCCTATTTTTGTAGGAAATCGTAGTTTAGCATATCCAGTAAGGAATGGTGAATTAGATACTCTTATCTTAAAGAATTATTTAGATAGAGAACAATGGTTTAACGATTTTGTATATACAGAATGGTTAGAAGAAGAATTTAAAACCGGGGCTCCTATGGCAAGATTGTTAAATAGTAATACCGAGGAAGTTTAATGCGAACCATAGTTTTAGTTACGGGCGGATTTGATCCGTTACATAGCGGCCATTTGCAATATTTTAGGGCTGCTAAGAAGCTTGGCGATATTTTGATAGTTGGTGTGAATAGTGATGCTTGGTTAACTAGGAAAAAAGGGCGCGCCTTTATGCCGATCAATGAACGCGTATCAATAATTGAAAGTTTAAAAATGGTAGATGGAGTTGTGTTATTTAATGATAACGATGATACATCTACCGAAGCTATTAAAAATGTTCGAATGTTATATCCATTTGATAAAATTATATTTGCTAATGGTGGTGATAGAACAGCACATAATATTCCAGAAATGGATTTTGATGATGAGATGGTAGAATTCAATTTTGAGGTTGGTGGTAAAAATAAACAAAATAGTAGCAGTTGGATTCTAGAAGAATGGAAAGCACCAAAAGTAGAACGATCCTGGGGATATTATAGAGTTATGCATGATGTTCCAGGATATAAGGTTAAAGAACTTATTGTAGATCCTAATAAAAAATTAAGTTTGCAGAAACATCGCAAACGTGCAGAATTTTGGTTTATTAGTGAAGGAATCGCATCTATAGTTTATCAAAATGCTCCTACTTGGAAAGTGACTGTAACTAGAGAATTACAACAAAATGAAAATTTTTTAATCCCTACAAATACCTGGCATCAATTATGTAATAATACAGATAAGCCATTAAAGGTAATCGAAATTCAATTTGGTCCCGAGTGTATCGAGGAAGATATAGAAAGGAAAGATGATGCCGAGTAGTAATAAAGAAGGAAAAGGGTCGATCATTGGGTGGATACATGAAAGGCAACATGATATTAAACGGGTTTTAGATTTGGGTCCGGGAATTGGAACATATTCTAAATTTCTACGTGGTAAACATCGTTATCTAGCACACTCGCATTGGATCGGCATTGAGGTATGGAAACCATACATTACAAAATATAATTTAAATGTAATGTACCATGAAATTTATAATGAAGATATACGAACATTTGATTATAAAAAATTGAAATGGGTGGACTGTACATTCGCAGGCGATGTATTAGAACACATTACTAAAGAAGAAGCAATTGATGTAATTAATAAAGTGTTTGAAATTTCTAAGATAATTATTATTAGTATTCCAATTATCTATATGCCACAAGAAGAATCCGAAAACAATCCATACGAAGTACATGTTAAGCCAGATTGGACGCATACAGAAGTGCTAGATACTTTCCCTTATATTCAAAAATATGAGGTTGGAAAGAAAATTGGAGTTTATTGGTTGGAGAAATAATGTTAAACGTTTTTTGTTTATATGCTGGTGATGCATATTCGATCGAATATGTAGAGAATTTAGTTAACGGAGTGAAACAGAACTTAAAACAAGATTATGTGTTTCACATTTTTACTGATCGGAAAGATCAATTAGCTCAATTAAAATTGCTAGGCAATGTAATCTTATTACCAAAATTAAATGTTCCTAAGCTGTGGTGGTATAAATTGTATATGTTCAATAAAGCAAATATTATAACAGGACCTGTATTATACTTAGATTTAGATGTTATTATTATAGGCAATTTAGATAAATTTGTTACTATTGATAATAAGCTAAGGATTATACATGATTTTAACAGGTCAAATGTGGCTGGTGGACAATATAATAAAAGTAACAGCAGCACAATGTCCTGGGTATTTGAACACCATACCAATATGTGGGGACGGTTTAATGAGAATACGGACAAATACACGTCCAAAATGCACGGCGATCAAGATTTTATCCATTTGTTTGCAGCTAATAAAGAATGGTGGCCAGATAATTGGGCAATTAGCTATAAATGGGAATATTGTCGAAACAAATTATATGATCCATCCCAAACCAGTATTTTGGTTTTTCACGGAAAACCAAAACCTAACGACATAACAGATGTTGCATTAAAGAAAATATGGCAGTATAATAAATAATGTATTACTAAGGAGATTCAAAATGGCAAATGGATTTTCAAACCTCAAAACTGTTCCTGGAGTAAAAGGTACTGAGTTAGTATACAAAGATAAAAGTTTGATTGGAACAATTGAACAAAATTTTAAAGGGCAACGCATAGTTCGGACACATCCTATGGGATTTGTAATTGGAGAATACACGTCAGCTGCTGATGCGTTAAAATCCCTTTCATCTTTGTCACATTTAATTGATCGAGATGATTAGCAGCTAAATAAATTTATAGAGGACTTAAGGCTCATCCCTCTTCAAAAACTCTGCGCCATAACATAAAGGAAATATAGTTATGGAAAAGAAAACATTTATATCAACAAAAACTTACACACATTTGGGACCAGTCGCATATCGTCAATGGAGAGCAGAATCTCATTGTAATTTACTTCATGGATATGCGTTATCATTTCACTTTGAATTTACAGCGCATGATTTAGATGCTAGAAATTGGGTAGTTGATTTCGGCAGTTTAAAACCACTAAAGGGATTACTTGAAGATTGGTTTGACCATACACTATTAGTAGCCCAGGATGATCCTGAGATAGAAACATTAAAAGCATTGCAAGATAAAAAACTTGCAAAGGTTCATATTGTAGAAAGAACTGGCTGTGAAGGTATTGCAGACACACTATATGATTATATGAACGAATGCTTTTTAAAAGATTATGGCTATGGTGATAGGGTTTGGTGTAGTAAGGTAGAAATACGTGAAACCCCATCGAATATGGCTTCTCGTGTTGGGAGTAGATCAGATTCTCTGTAATAAACATCATTGTAGAATATCTAATACTTGCATCTGTTATCAATTAGCCACGGCGCCATCTGAGGATTGTCCAATTCATGGTGCGCCGTGGCCGCCCCGTTGTGGTGAGTGTGGAAGATTTTTACCACACGATGTAGATTGGAATAGAATAATAGAAGCAGAATATACAGTATAAATATTATTGTTACTTATCCGTCTTTAATTAACAGGCTGCTAGACGGACGGCCGTATAAAAGGAGGGTAACATGATGTATAATGAAAATCTCGCAATCGCTGTAA